TGACCAACAGGTCAGGCAGCCTAGTTTCAGTTCCGCTGACAAATGGCTTCCTTGCCATTACCAATCGTTCTGGTTCAACCATCAATGTACCTGTTTCTTAAAGGATAGATCATGACTGCAAGATACCCACTTGTTCTAAACGGGACTACGATTCAAGAACTGCAATCAGGCGATACGCTAACTGGCACTGGTGCTGGTGATGTATCAGGACCGGCCAGTTCGGTTGACTCTGAAATCGTTTTGTTTGATTCCACTACTGGGAAGCTTGTTAAGAGAGCAACGCTTAGCGGTATTGTAAAAGCAACTTCTGGCGTAGCTAGTGCAGCGACTGCTGGCACTGACTATGTGGCACCGGGTGGTGCTTTGGGCACTCCGTCTAGCGGAACCCTGACAAACTGTACGGCAGATGGGACTAATTCTGTTGGTTATCGTAATGTTCCTCAGTCTGGATCGGATAAAACTACTTCATATTCACTAGCAACAACAGATGTTGGTGAATTTGTTGGCGTTGGTACTGGCGGGTCGATCACGATTCCGAACAGCACATTTGCTGCTGGTGATGTCATATCGCTGTTTAATAACACAACAGGCAATATTACAATCACTTGTTCCATTACTACCGCTTATATCGCAGGGACTAATACGGACAAGGACACGATGACTCTTGCGACTCGCGGTGTTGCGACAATCTTATTTATCAGCGGCACAGTCTGCGTTGTTACCGGCAACGTAAGTTAAGGGGCTGACATGAGTGGGATCATGAATATGATATTAGCAGGAATTAAATCTGCTGCTGCTGCTCCTACATCTGTCAATTACTTAATTGTTGCTGGTGGTGCTGGAGGTGGCGCAAACCAAACCGGGTATTGGACTGTGGGCGGCGGTGGTGGCGCTGGTGGTTTGCTATCTGGGGCGCTATCTGTTGCATCCGCAACTTCCTATACCGTAACGGTTGGCGCGGGTGGAAGTGCCGCAACCGCAAATAAAGGCGGCAACGGTTCTAACTCAGTATTTTCTAGCGTTACGGCAACTGGCGGTGGTGGTGGTGGTGGTGGTGGTACGACTTCATATTCGCCCGCCACAGGCGGCTCTGGTGGTGGTGGTTGGGGCGGAACTGGTACAACAACCGGCGCTGCTGGCACGGTTGGGCAAGGTAATGCAGGCGGTAATGGTTTTTCTGCTGCTGGGGAATTTCCTGCTGGCGGTGGTGGCGGCGCAGGAGCTGCTGGTCAGAACGCTCCGGCTGGAGGAACTATTGGCGGCGCTGGTGGTAATGGTTCTGCATCGTCAATTACTGGATCAAGCGTCACTTACGCTGGCGGCGGCGGTGGTGGTTCTGGCGCCACTGGAGGAGCTGGTGGCTCTGGTGGTGGTGGTGCAGGTAGTTCTGGCGCAGTCAATGGAACAGCGGGCACTGCGAATACTGGCGGCGGCGGCGGTGGTAGTTATCGTGCAACCAGTGGCGCTGGAGGTTCTGGAATTGTGATAATCAGCTATCCATCAACAAATCCTGATTTGTCCTCAATTGGCGCTGGATTAACTTACACAAAAACAACTAGCGGTGGAAATACTATTTATACCTTTACCGCCGGAACTGGTTCTATTTCATGGTGATTGATATGGCTCACTACGCATTTCTAGACGAGAACAATGTAGTTACTGAAGTCATTGTCGGCAAAGACGAAGGCGAGGATGGCATTGATTGGGAGCATCACTACGGCGAATTTCGCGGTCAGGTGTGCAAGCGCACAAGCTACAACACAATCGGTGGCGTGCATACGTCTGGCGGCACACCGTTTCGCAAAAACTACGCTGGCATCGGCTACACATACGACGTTGGCCTTGATGCCTTCATCCCGCCTCAGCCTTATGCGAGCTGGACGCTGGACGCTGATGCCAACTGGCAGCCGCCTGTTGCGATGCCGACCGACGGTGGCATGTATTCATGGGATGAGCAAGCCCAGCAATGGATTGCTTCACAAGCAGAATAGAAAGGATGAAAGGTGGAAGACTTGGAAGCTAGACTCAATACACACGAAGCTGTCTGTGCTGAGCGATATGCTGGCATCTGGGCTAGGTTGAAACGCCTTGAGACTATTCTTATCAGTAGCGCAGGGGCAATCATCCTCCTGCTGCTGACGCTTGTACTAAAAGCATAAGCATGTATGCCGCTGACTTTACTGGCTGCGGCAAACACTGCAATTGCTGCGGCTAAGGCTGGCTGCAAACTTTACAAGGATATTAAGGGCGCAGCCGGGGATGTCAAGGAAGTTCTTGACGACCTGAAAAAGCAGTTTGCTTCCAAGCCTAATCCTAGTGTCGAGGAAAAGCGGCAGTACAACGAAGAGGTCCAGCGTGTTCAGAAGATCGGCAAGACTGATCCTAACGATGCGCTTGATGATGTGTGGGAACATCTCGGCAACTTTGTCGATGCTTACGATGCAATAGCCAAGGCGTTCTTGGAGGAAGAGAAGAATGCTAAGAAGGTTTACAAGGGGGATTTATCCGTAGCAAGGCGTGCTCTCCACAGGGTTCGGATCAGGACAAGGATTGATGCCATGTACGCCGAGCTTCGATACGAGATGACTTATAACGCACCCCAAGAGCTTGGTGCATTGTGGTCAAAGTTCGAGTCGATGTGGCAACAGACGGTTGAAGAACAAAAGCAGGCACACGCTGAAGAACTTGCGAAAGCGCAGATAGCAGCATGGCGACGAAACCAAGCAATAAACAGGGCAAAGGCGCTGGGGACATGGGTTGGCGCGATCCTGTTCGTCCTTCTGTGGATGTGGGGAATCGTGCTACTGATAAGGACGAGTCACACGTATCGTGGGTACTTGTACTATGTCTGGCAATAATGGCTGTAACGTACGTGGTAATTATTCCTGCGCTTGGCATTCTGTACATGGATTTAAATAACGCCTTGACTGCTGCTACGCATGAGCTAAACCGAATGCGCAATACTCGTAACCAGATAGTCAAAGAGTTTCAGGAGTTTCGTGATGCTAACACTGCAACAACTAAAGAAGTTCCTTCCGAAGAATAAGTATGTTGAGCATTGGCATAGTGCGCTGGCTGGTCCTCAAGACGAACTCGGTGGCAAGTGCTTGCTTGAAGATTACGACATCAATACTCCGAAGCGCATTGCTGCTTTCCTTGCGCAGTGCAGCCATGAATCTGCTGGCTTTACTGCCTTGGAAGAAAACCTCAACTACCGGGCGTCAACACTACGCGCCAAGTTCTCAAAGTATTTTCAGACAGATGCACTCGCTGAACAGTACGCATCTAAGCCTAATAAAAAGGAAGCAATTGCGAACTATATTTATGCTAACCGTATGGGCAATGGCCCTGAGTCTAGTGGTGACGGTTGGCGCTATCGTGGCCGTGGTCTTATCCAACTCACTGGCAGAAGTAACTACAGCAACTTTGCAGCAAGTTTGGAGATAACTCCAGAGGCAGCAGCAGAGTACATGCAGACGTTCGAAGGGGCAAGTCAGAGTGCTTGCTGGTTTTGGGAGACCAATAACCTTAATAGGTTTGCAGATCAGAATGATATGAAGGGGCTGACTAAGGCTATCAATGGTGGCTACTTCGGGCTTGAGGACAGGATCAAACACTATGAAGAAGCTCTACATATTCTTGGTGCTTAGCCTACTGGCTGGGTGCAGTGACAGGTTTAGGTATCCTTGTCAGGACCCTGATAATTGGGAGAAGAGAGAATGCAAGCGTCCTATTTGTTCGGCCACTGGAACTTGCCCGGATCAATTGACTAAACCAGAGGACATGAAATCCGATGAACCCGCTAAAACTGATAAGCCAGTTCCTTGCAATGACGCAGGAACAACACGATGCGGTAATTAAGTTTGCCATTGCCGTAACCTTCTGCTTCACCGTCATCATGATGGTGGGCATAAGCCTGTACTCAGTCGTGTTTGTCACACAGCCAATGTCAGGGATGGCTCCTGCTGACAAGCAGTTCTTCCTAATCTTGAGCGATATGAGCAAGTACGTATTGGGAAGTCTTGCAACCCTCCTTGCCGTCAAAGGTAAGGACGCCCTTCCTCAGTTTGTCCCGCCCGGCTTATCGACCGCTAAAGAGCGCGATGCTGAGCCACCTAAGCCTACCCCTACTGCTGCTGTTTCGACGCCACAGCAAGCCTCTACGCAGCGCGTGGAGCCTGTTATGGAGTCTGTTTCCTCTGCCCCTCCCGTCATTGTTGGATACGGCGGTAAGGCAGCTCCACCTCCTGCCCCTCAACCGGAGATTTAAATGAAGAAACTTATTGCACTTATTGCATTTGTTCCTGCCTTAGCTTTTGCTGGTGGAGAGATGAAAGAAGTTTGCACAAAGGAAATAAAGAAAGGCAAAGAGGTAGAGGTTTGCAAAAAGATTAAGGTTCACAAAAAGCTGGATGGCACCAAGGTCCCGCCTAAATGAACCCGTACTTCATAGCTGGCAGCGTCGTTGCTGTTGCTCTTGCCTATGGTGTTGGGCATTGGCAGGGTGACGATGCTGGGCAGGCTAAGGTGCAGGCGCAGTGGGACAAAGAGAAGGCCAAGCAGATGGCTGAGTATGCTGCTGCACAGGAAGCTGCCCGTCAGCGAGAGCGTGATATGCAGGACAGTGCTGACAAGATCAGACAGGAGAAAGACCGTGAGCTTAAAGATATTAACGCTCGTACCATTGCTCTGGCTAACAGCTTGCGCGACAGGAATGAGCGCCCCGCCGAAGGCAGTGGAATGTCCAAAGCCTCCGGTGCTGGACAGGGTGGCTGTACCGGAAAAGAGCTTTACCGAGAAGATGGAGAAGTTCTTATCAGGATCGCTAGAGAAGCCGACGAACTCCGACTTGCCCTCAAACAATGCTACTCCCAGTACGAAGCAGTAGCTAAGTAATCCTCTTGAAAGCATAGGTAGGAATGTAGATCACAGGCTCAATGTCCTGCGCATCCTGCCTATCTTTCCTACCTCCCACACCGTACTTCACATCACACCATCCTTGCTGGTGGTAGAACAATCCGTCTTCCCATTGCACGATAATCATAAACTTGCCAGCTATCTCTGCTGCCAGTTGCTTGCCGTGCATCCACTTGTGCAGGGACAGCATGAATGTATCGTACTTGCTTCTTGGATTGGACCTGCACTTTAGTTCGGCAAAGCCACGGACATCTCCGTCTTTCTCTATCAACCAGTCAACGTGATATGCACGCGGCAACTTGTGCAGGCTAACTCCCCACATCTCGGTTAGTGTTCTGCCTATTAATGATTCCCGAACTAAGTCTTCAGGTGTTTCATATATTGGGCGCACAGTTCTTTTCCCGTAGTTTTGCTTCTACCGCAGAACATAAACCTTCCCAACCGTACTGCTCTGCCGCTAATTCTTGTCTATCCTCATCCGTCAGCCCCTGCCATTCGCGCTGTGGTGGGGCGGTGTAAAAAGCCTCCTCTGTCCATGTTTCTGTTCCGTCTGCATGAACTTTAACCAGCGTTCTAATAAATCCTGTTGGCACTGGTTCGGGTGCGCTTAGTTTGGCGTGGAGTACTTTAGCTGCATCGTCTTGAGGAGTTTCGCCATCAGCAGGCCAATCAATAACGTCATAACAACTTTCCAACGCATCCAGCACCTGATGCGCTTCTTCGCGGGTTAGCGTGATGGTCATTTCAAACCTCCTGCCAATACGCGAATCTGTACGCAAGTGCCAACAAGCCAATCACTAACTTGAAGTTTTTTGCAGTCCTCTTGTGTTTGAACTGGGGGAGAATATGTGGTTGGTCTACTCCCTCCAGCCGGAGTTACTAAAACCCATGCCAAAATAAATGTAGTCATTGTTGTTCTCCTGTAGCTTTGACGAAAGTTGCTTCGGCAATCTTTCGAGCGCCCCAAGAATCTCCTTGCGCAATGTAAAGTCCGATTCTTTCAAGCGCCTCCACCAACTCAGCATTCACCTCATGCAATCGGCGCAGTTCGGCGGCGGCTTCGTAGCGCGTAGATTCAAATGGCGTGTCTCGTAGTTCATCAGCCAGCCGCAGGGCTTCGGGTTGTTTACTCATTTGATTTCCTTCCCTCTGTATTATTCTTTTACGCCAAAGAGTCATTTAAGATCGTCCAAGTTGGCTAGGTCCCGTGCTGTTCTGAGCACCACGAGTATTGCTTGCTCAGGACTATTGGCAACTTCAACTGCACCACGCCAATCTCTGTGCCAGATAACCTGATCCGGGGTTAGCTTCTGACTTGACGGTGGTTTGCTGCCGTCCTTCACTTCAATCAGGATATTGAACCCTTTGTATCCCACCAGAAGATCGGGACATCCCTTGCCTACTGAATGCAGGTGCTGGATCGAACAGCCCATGTGACGCAAAGCTTTGACTATTTCCTTTTGGTTTTCATCTACCTTTGCGGCTCTCATACCACTCCTGTCGTTTAGCGATGATGCCTTCTTTGGCTGTTGAGTATTGTTCGCAGTCAACTAAGGCACGCAGTGGCATAAAGACTGCACCATGTCTCTCTATGCTTGCTGCCATACATCTGCCAAAGCCGACTGCTACGTGCTGCGGATAATCCCGCATGTTAAAGTTTCTGCAATTGAGGCAGCGTTGCATGTAGTTTCCCGTAAAAGCTTGGAGACTTTCTATCTCGACAATCAAAGCACACCCATCGTCTAGTTCTGTTGCAAGACTTCCAGTACCCTTTGGTTATGTCTCGATAGTTGTGACATGAGCTGCACCATTTCTCGTTATCTTTTTTTTCCACAGATTTTTTCCTTAACATCCTTGACGTTGGCATCGAACCACCATGCCACGCATGCCTTGTCCATTGATCCCTGCCCGGTAAGTGCGTCGTGGTATCCGCGCTGGTACTCTCTGTCCCGTTCCTCTGTCAGCTTGTAGACCAAGCCATAGATCACGGCAAACATAAGCAGCATGATGGCTACGCTTCTCATAATTTATTTTTAATTTCTTCTATTGGAATCTGGAACCTGTCATGGATAGCAAGGATTAAGGCTGGGGTGACGGCTCTTTTCTTTGCCCTGAACTTACTGAGAGAACTTGGCTGTATGCCAATCTCCAAGCACAGTCTCTTGTCATTTTTTAAATCGAAGTTTTCGATCAAAAAGTCGAACAGTTTGTGTGGATGCCTCGGCAGTTTTTTTATCTCTAACATGGACGTACTCCCTCATTGTTATTTGTACATTGGTTGCCACTGCGGTAGTAGGTTGGAACCTGTTGGGATCGCTCTTGTCCTGTTCCAAGATGTACTTGCCGCGCTCTCGTAGGTATTGCTTAGCCAGTTCAAGTTTGACGTTGTGGTCCATTGTCTGCCCTCACTGAATCAGTTGTTCCTTCTTCTTCCCGCATGATTGCGCCCAGATGTTTGAGCCTAGTCTGGTAAGCCTGTGTCAAAACCACCTTCACCAAGTTTGGCAGTGCTTTGATAACAGAATCGTTAGCTTCCCGTAGTTCCCGAAGCTTTGTCATGCGGCTTCTGGGCGCAGCTCTGCCTGCCTTTGCGACCTTATCGGCCAGATCATTGTACTGAATTAGCCAGTTGTCAAGTGATCCTGTATCGATTGAGTCCTTGCCCGGAATGAACAGAGTCCACGTAGAGCTGTCACCTTCCCGCGATGAATCATCTGCTGGCGTCTGCTGCGCTTCCTCCTGTGGTGTGTCCACGACCGCTTCGACAGTCTCCGTGACACTGACCTCAACATCTGCTGGTAGTTCGATGGTCTCGACCGGCTCACTTTCGGTAACTTCCTCCTCATAGATTTCCTCTATCATTTTTGGCGGAGCTATAGCATCCAATGGATTGGCTGGCGTGATGTCCTTGACTGGCCGTGGCTTAGCTTCCTCCGGATAATCCTCTGCTTCCTCTACTGTTATCAATCCTTTAAGTACATCTGGGAATGCGTCACGCAGGGCAAAGCCTCGAGCTCTCATCTGTAACATGCGCTTTGGGTATGCTGTCCACGGCCCACTTTTCCCCCACAATCCTGCCCGTTTGGCGTCCTCGACGGAAAACTTGCAGGTAACTGGCTTACGGCCTCTCCTGTGGACTATACAAATGGCTACTGGGTTTTGGGTGCCTTCACCCTCAATCGATTCCTCAACGCCTTCACAGAGCGGACTGGACTGCACCAAAGCCAGTGCTGCATCCCCATAAACCGATGGCTTGCCGTTGATAACGGAGATGTTCTGCAAGGCTTGGATGGGTGCCAGACCGATCTCGTATCCCCATTGCACTGCGACAAGAATGTCCTCTGGTTTTCCCTGATAGTTTTTTGGCACCATCTGGCTGCGAGCAAGCCGTTCTGAGAACTCGATAGCCTCTGTCATGGTCTGAGGTGTAAACCCCTTATGTGTTACAAGTGCGCTCATTTCTCCCTCGCTTTCAGCATTGCGTCGGCAATTGCATACGCCACCTCCGCTAGTTTTTTAGGCCCGTCTCCTGCAAATACTGTGTTTTTGCCGTTCAAAACTGCGTCCCATATTTGCGCCCCCGTCATTGCTTGAGCTGCAAAGTAATCGCGCAGGTCCATTCCTTCGTGCCAAGTAGTTGTGTACCGTGGGCTATCTGGATGGTTCGGGTTATAAGTCATGACTGAATAAGGAAATGCTTTCATTTTTTTAATTCCTTCCGTAGTTTTCTGATCTCTGCGATCAGCTTCTTTTGGTATGTGTACATCTTGGCAATGTGTTTAGCTTCTTCCTTCATGCCGTGATTGTCTAGCCATCTGGCAATTGCTATCGAGTCGCCAAAGAACTTGTGCTTGTCGATCAGGTCTAGGTCTCGTGTCGTTTTCATAGGTCTTTGTTTTCCTTTATTGACAGGCTGGATTGCCGCACTGTGTAGGATTCTTTGGCGGGTACTATGCGCTCTGCTGTAGCCTTGTAGCTACGCATGGGCCAGCTCACTGTGTACTTGCCGACCTTTGCCTGCGTGGCCTGCTGCATGGCTTCTTTGATGCGTTTCTCTCTGTCATCAATGATGGCTTCGCATTGCTTGATGTCCTGCTTTGCCTCGTGAATATCTCTGGCATATTGCTCGAACTCACCGGCCAGAAAAACAGTTTCGGGGGTTCCGTCAGGCCATGTCCGGTTAGCATCCTCAGAGTTGACAGGCGGATAGTAGTCGATGTGTTTCTCGCTTGTCCAGATGTCAAGTCTGCGCTGGAAGTCTAATGCAGCTAGGTGAATAGCCCGGATGGTAGATTCGTGGGGAGCAAACAGGAATATGCGCAGCTCACTGGCTTGATATAGCACGGCTACAGCGCCCCATTTAGCGCCGGTAATATCCATTTGTGCCTGAAGCTGAATCGGTCCCCTGTAAAGCGGCAGGACGTCTTCCGGGGCCATCTTTGTAACCTTAGCTTCGAGGATACCCGGTCCGTCAAGGGTAATGTCGTCCTGACCTACCACATAAATGCCGTGTTCCGGGTTGGACACGATGGTTGCGCCCATTCCGTCTGCGGTGCCGTCCAAAGAACAGCAGAGCGGCAGGTTGGGGTGGAAAAAAGCGTCTATGAATTCCGTCTGTAAATTTGTGGCGTGTAGACGTTTCGCACATTCCCGAAGGACGATGGGTTCGAGGTGGTTCCCCCATTGCATTGCCTCATTGCCAATGTCTTCAGGTTCTTTGCCTCCGAGGGCATCGATTGAGAATGACAGTTCGTCATTAGGTGTGCGGTATTTGCTGTACCCCATAACCGCAGGCAAGCGGGACGCGGACAGCATTGTATTGGGCGTGACTTTTCCAACCATGAAAAGCTCCTTCATAGATTTTGTTAATTGGTTTTGCCGGTTAGATAGTTGCGCTCATTCCCGACCGGCGGCAGGATTGATTCTGTATATTGTCTCTTCGATAAGTTGGTCCGATAGTGGGATGCCTGAGTCAGTAGCAGACTTCAGCAGTAGCAGGCAAGCCACGGCCTCTGATTCTGTGAGGCCGTGTGCTCTGCGGAACAGTTCGTCAATGGTCATCGGTAATAGCGGAGACCGTCTATTGGACAGACTGTCCAACGTTTCAGGCTTCCGTCCGGTTTTGTGAACAGAATCCGGGGGATGTCCTTGTAATGGGTTGCGCCATAGCCGAAGCGTATCTCTGCGCGTGTGGGCGGCCTGTGGGCGGTTAATTTGGGCAGATCAGGGTCAAATGTGAGCATGGTTATTCACCTATTGTTGCTTTATTAATAATTGAGCGAATATATTCGTGCGTTTGCAGGCCAAGCCCGCCGCGTATGTCGAGCATTTGCAGTGCTCCAAGCATGTCAGGCGCTGCTGCTATCAGCCGGGCATTTGCCCATGCCTCCGAGGTTGGTATCTTTGCTCGTGCCGGGATATTGGCAACGGCGGTTGCATGTACGCCATGTTTGCGCACAGTAATACTGAAGATATTTGTTTTCCAGTGTGTAGTGTTGTTATTAAGATTCCACGGGCCGGGAGTATGTAGACTCATGATTAAGCCTCCGATTAAGCGCGGATAAGGTATTCAATGCCGTCAAAATCGACGGACATGTAGTCCTGTTCAGCTTCCCGTGCTGCGGCCTCATAATCGATGGTGATGTGCCTGTAAGGCCAATTGCCGGAGGTTAATTCTTTCGGCAGTTCGTAGCAGTCATCGATAATCTCGGCGATATAGTCTACAAAATAAGACCGGCGAATAAGTTGCTCGCCGTAAATCCAGTCGGGGGAATCCTCGGCCTCGTCCGCTAGCGCGCGAAGTGCCGCAAGCTCGGCTTTTGCTTCGAGGTGTTCATCATGTAATGACAAAATGCCTTCCGGATTTTCGTAATCTGCAACCATTTCTTCCAGTTCTTCAATGCGGGCGATTACGTCGCGGCTGTCGATCACGTCTTCAGTGTTGCAAATAGTAGTATTCATCATGATATTAATTTCCTCTTTGGTTAATTAATGTGCAATTGCTTCGATGATTGGAAAGCTTGTCAGGTATTCGCTAACGCCTGCTGCCGGTTTCTTGACCTCAGGAATGTCGCACCATTGGGCGAATTGCTCTGCTGC